CGATTGGAGCTAAAACATGGCTGATATAGACAAAGAACGCGAGGCTTTTCTTGCCAAAATCGGCCAGGTTGAGCCAAGCGAAAAAGCACCAAAACCAACAACTAAGAAAGAAGAGGAATAAGCTAACATGGCTGTATTTTTAAACAATACTGTTGGCCTAAAGATTAACGCGATTGATCTTAGCGACCACGTAACGTCAGTTACTCTAAATCGTGCTGCTGATGAACTTGAGGTCAGCGCCATGGGGGACACCGCGCACAAATTTGTAAAAGGGTTAGAATCAGCAACCCTTACTGTTTCATTTTTAAATGACACAGCAACATCAAACGTACTACAGACACTTAATGCCGCATTTGGTACTACTGTGGCTGTAAAGATGGTACAGCAGAAAGTTCCAGCAGTATCGGCAACTAATCCGCTTTACACCTTTGATATTTTAGTCAACAACCTAACACCTATTAACGGCGCGGTTGGCGATATTGGAACACAAGACATTACATTTACTGTAAACTCCGCTGTAACAGTAGCCGACACCGGCACGTTCTAATTTAACAAAGGGGCAAAAATGGCAAGTCTTAAAGTTGTAAGGGCAGATGGCACGGAAAGTATCCACGAGATAACACCTGCTGTTGAATATGCTTTTGAGCAATATGCTAAGAAAGGCTTTTACAAGGCTTTCAGAGAAGATCAAAAGCAGAGCGATATTTATTGGCTTGCTTGGGAATGTCTGCGTAGAGCAGATGCTCCAGAGGTTTATCCATTTGGGGATAAGTTTCTAAGCACTTTAAAGGCTGTTGAAGTTCTTGGTGATGATTCCCCAAATGGCTAACGCGTGATTCCTATACGTACAGAGTAGCCCAGCTAGCTGTACATACAGGAATTGCGCCTAGTGAGTTTATTAATATGGATAGCACTATGTTAAGAGCTATACAAGAAGTGCTAAAGAAACAGGCGGAAGATAGGAATCATGCCAGTAGAGGTAGAAGGTCTAGAAGGGTTTAGGAAAGCCCTGAAAGAATTAGCACCTAATATAGCCAAGGAAATGAACAATCAGATCAAGGCTCAATTAAGTCCTATTGTTCAAGATGCTAGAGCTAAAGTGCCTGCGTTTGTTTTTGGCCCACCAAACAATTGGTCAAACAATCCCGGTAGCGGTTTTCCAGAATATAACCCATCGCTCATTAGAGCTGGGCTTGTTTATTCTATGGCTGGTCAAAAGAAAACCAAAGGTGGCTTTAAGTCTATGATTAGCCTACTGAACAAAAACGCTGCCGGCGCAATTATTGAAACAGCAGGCAGAACTAATCAATACGGCAGACCTACAAGCCACATGGTACCTATTGGAAGATATGGTCGCACAATGCGTGTGAAGACCACTAAAGATAGTCAGAGCAATAATCCAGATGCAGGAAACATGATGATTAATAGGCTAGATGCTCACGTTGGAGAATTGAAGAATTACAAAGCAAGCAACCCAAAAACCCGTGGTCGTTTACTTTATGCAGCTTATGCAGAAAACCAAGGCAAAGCGGTTGCAGCTATTATGAATGCTATAAACAAAGCAAGGGAAGATTTTAACAGGCAATCTGTGCTTTATGATTACAAGAAGGTGGCTTAATGAGTACTAACATTGTTGTTCGCATCATTGGCGAACTTAAAGATGCTGGATTTATCAAAGCTGAAAAACGATCATCTGCATTAGAAAAAAAGTTTGATAAATTAGGAAAGACGGCTAAGCGCACATTTTTGGCTATTGCCGGTATTGGTGCCCTAAAAAAATCAATCACCGCGTTTGCTGCTGAAGACAAGGCTGTAAGGCAATTAACAGTATCGTTAAACAATTTAGGTTTAGCCTACAACGTTCCAGCCTTAGAAGCGTTTATTAAGCAAACAGAATTAGCCACAGGCGTTTCAGGGGAACAATTACGCCCAGCCATACGTGATCTTGTAGCAACTACGTTAGATGCCGAGCAAGCAACCCAATTACTAAACACAGCACTTGATTTAGCAGCAGGCACGGGCGCAAGTCTGGATGCAACTGTTAACGCACTAACAAGAGCTTTTAACGGCAACTTTGCTTCACTAGGCAAAATCCAGACAAGATATACATCTGCCGAACTTGAAGCGATGGGTTTTGCTGAAGCAATAGCAACGCTTAATGCTGAGTTCAAAGGCACATCCGCTGCTGCTGCCGATTCGTATCAAGGCAAAATAGACAGGTTAGGCACAGCTCTAGATGATGCTGCCAAGATTATTGGTGAAGATGTTTTACAGGCTTTAGAGAAGTTAGCAAATGGCGATTTTGACAAAGTGTTATCTGGTATTGCCAATGCTGCCAACTTCTTAGGATCAGCTTTTAATTCATTAGCATTTAGTTTGGCTTACACGCGTGAGTTTTTAGGCACAGGATTTAAAATTGATGCTGGTGAACAGGCTAAATTAGATGCTATAAAGAATCAATTTTTCCCAACGCCCGGCTTTGGTGGAACTAGAGCAAACCCTGCCTTGCTGCGTGATTATGCTAAACAATTAGAATTACAAAAGAAGATTGTTAAAGAGCGCGACAAAGCCGTTAAGTTATCTGAGAAAGACAAAAAGAATCAGGCTGCACTTGCTAGAGCAAAGGCTGTATTTGACTTAGAAAAGATACAGATAGAGGCTGCATTACAAGGCAAGATTACCGAAGAAGAACGCACACGCTTGCTTCTTATGAGGGCTATTTTAGAAGAAGATGCTGATAAAGCACAAAAACTATCTGCAAGGCTAGAAAAAATACAGGCTCAAACGTTAGAGTTAGCAGAATCCTTAACAACGCTTGAAGCCAATGATCCTTTTGCCAAGTGGGGCGATTACTTTGATGCCGCTAAAAAGAACATCAAAGATTTGTTTGACACATTAGCTAAGCAACAAATGGCTTTAAATGAATTAATGACAGGGATTGCAACTAGCAGGGCTACTGCTAATGCGAATGTTATTGCCGCTAAAACCGACAAAGCCACAGCATTTAAAGAAGCTGCTGAGGCTTCAGGCGTATTTGCTGGATTATCAAGTGCAGATGCAGCAGCAGCCGTAGTAGCAGCAGCAGGGGCCGTAGCAGCAGCAACCACACCTGAAGAAAAAGCAGCAGCCCAAGAAGCAGTAGATGCCGCCAATGCTTATGTGGATGCCACAAGCCTACTAACAGAAAGCCTAGCAGCAGCAGATTTAGCAGCAGCATTAGCCGAACTAGAGCTTGCTAATGAATATTTAAATCAATCTATTGAAGCTGCAACAAGCCAAGGCATAATTCCTGAAACAACCATCAACGTAACTGTTGAAGGCAACGTAACATCTGCTGAGGATTTGGCTGAGGTCATAACAGACATTCAATACAACTATCAAAAAACAGGCAAGGGCTTACTGCTCAGCAGTAGGGCGATTTAATGCCAGCACCAACGCTGCGTGTTTTTGTTGACTTTGATAGCGATACCGCTTTTGAGATTAACCCATTAATCTTAGATAGCGCAACTGAAGGCATACTAGGCACAAATACCTTAGGCTCAGGCACGCTGCCAATTGAGATTACAGACCTAGTAACTAGAGTTTCTATCAGGCGTGGGCGCAATCGTTTAACATCCCAGTTTGAGGCTGGCACAGCCAATGTAACGCTTTATGATCAAACAGGTGATTGGAATCCTACTAACCCTGCCAGCATCTACTATCCAAATCTTGTGCCGTTAAGGCAGATAATTATCTATGCTACCTACAACACCCAAGATTATTTTCTATTTTCAGGATTTATCAACACATACGACACAGGCTTCAGACAGGGCAACGATGAACTAAGCACAGTTACTTTGCGCTGCGTAGATGGCTTTAAGTTGCTTGCAGGCTCAGGCATAACAACTGTTACAGGCTCAGGCGTACAAACTTCAGGTGCTAGGGTAAATGCCATCCTAGATGAGATTGAATGGCCTTTAAGTTTGCGTAACGTGGACACAGGAGATTCAACCCTTCAAGCCGACCCAGGCACAGACAGAGATGCCCTTCAAGCGCTGTTTAACGTGGAACAGAGCGAGTTTGGCGGCATTTTCCTAGATGCCAATGGCAGGGTTGATTTCGTAAGCCGTAATGCCCTTATAGCCACGCCAGCGTTCCCGGTGTATGAGTTCAGCGATCAAGGCACAGACATTTCATATACCAATGCCATAGTGGCTTTTGATGATACAAACCTGATAAATGACGTAACTATTACACGCTTAGGTGGCACAGCTCAGAATGTGTTTGACCAGCCTTCCATTGATAAGTTCTTCTTGCATTCAGGCCAGCGGTCGGACATCTTGGTACAAACCAACGCTGAGGCTTTAGACCAAGCTAAGGGCATCCTAGCCACACGCAAAGACCCTGAGATACGCATAGATAGCATTCAGCTGAATCTCTATGATGATGCCAACCCCAACAAGCCATTGGCAGGGGTAGACATAGAATTGCTTGATGGAGTAACAGTTACCAAGACCACCCCAGGCTCTACCAGCGTTGTTCAATCAAGCCTGGTAAACGCCATCCATCACGACATTACCAAGTCATCATGGATGACTACGTTATACACAACCGAACCACTATTGGCAGGTTTTGTCCTAGATTCCGATGTATCGGGTATACTAGGTGAAGACGTGCTGAGCTACTAAGGAGAACAAATGGCAGGCGCAGGATATAAGTTGTTCCAAACCGGGGATGTGCTTACGGCAGCCCAAGTCAATACGTATTTAAATGAGCAAACAGTTATGGTGTTTGCTAATGCTGCTGCACGCACTAGCGCGCTTACCAGCGTATTAGCTGAAGGTATGGTTTCTTATTTACAGGATACCAATGCAGTTGAAGTTTACAATGGATCAGCCTGGGTTGGTGTTAGCGGTGCTGGAGATGTAACTGAGGTTCAAGCTGGCACAGGTATTTCAGTAGCAAGCGGAACAGGCCCAATTCCAGTTGTAACAAACACAATGGCAACAGAGATTACTGCTGCTGGTGATATTGTAGTGGGAACTGGATCAGGCACATTTGACAATTTGCCAATTGGTAGCACCGGGCAAGTGCTTACAGCAGACACAACAGTTAGTCCATATAAAGTAAAATGGGCTAGTGCTGCAAGTGGTGGCGGTTATACACAATTAGCAACTAGCACACCTAGTTCGGCAACCACAGTTTCGTTCACTTCAATTAGCGGTTCTTACAAACATTTATTAGTTACTTGGTCTGAACTTTACAATGATTCTCACGGCGGCCACGGGTGGGGCGTTAGATTAAATAATGATAGTGGATCAAATTATGCTATGGCAGGAGTCAGATTTAATTTTAGTAGCCCTACAAAACAGGCGCAGGCTGAGAATTACACCGCCGCTGATATGTTTTATGGCGATTATGTAATGGCTCCTATTGGTAATGCAAGTAATAGCACCTGGAATAAAACTTCCAATGGGTTTTTTATTATTTATGATTATGCCAATACTTCTTACAAGAAAGTAGTTAATTGGGGCGCGTATAACTGGAACAATAGCGATAGCGGAATTAATGCGCCAGTAATGATTAACGGCATCTATAATTCCAATTCTGCAATCACCAGATTAGATTTTATTAGAAGTTCCTCACAAACCTTAAACGGCGGTATTATTA